CACAAGATAGAAATGAAACAGGAGGACCAACCTCATTTACTAGAGGTGATTGGATTAAGCTGTCAGGACAACAACGTGCATTAGCAGATGAGATATACCAAGACAAGTATGGTAGATCAGTAGTAGAACAACAAAGAGAAGAACCCTCTGTTGATCACTACCTACAAGCTACAGAGATTGCAAAGCTCATGGCACGTTAACGCTTATCTCCGCTACCCTTTAGTGTACCTTTATTTAACCTAGCTTCTAGCTTATCTTTATTCTGTTTAGCTATGACACTCAGGGACATGTCAAGATCAGATGCCAGTGCTGCACAGTACCACAGTACGTCACCTATCTCTGATGCTAGTTGCTCCTTCCAATCGTGAGGCATGGTATCTTCACCATCCCTAATAAGTTTCTTTACCTTATTAGCTACCTCACCTGCCTCACCAACCAATCCTAATGCTGGATATGTAATCTTATATTCCTTTGGATATATAGCTGTTGTCTGTGCTATCTTTTGGTAATCATTAAAATCTAACATTGCATATCTCTCCTTTAACCATTTAACTGCTGACCGTTCTAAGTTGTTCTTCATGCTTAACCTTTCTTAGTGTCTCAAAGTAGGCCTTGTTATAACCACGTTCCCACTCTCTAGATTGCATAGAGTTTTCTTTGTATGGGTTAGTATACTTTGCTCCTCTATAAAAAGCATCATATCCTCTACGCCACTGTATCTTTAATGGTGCATCATGTTTAGTTAGTCCTCTACGCATACTACTTCTCCTTGTTAATTCGGTTGATCCAGTTCTGTAATCGCCATATTATAACAATCAGACCTGACAACAAAGTTATTGTCACCATCTTTATCGCCTTTCTTTTTAAACACAGCATTATCAAAGTACTCTGTCTTGTCCTTACTACCTAAGAACCATGCAGTACTGAGATCTTTCTTAACACGTACAAAGGCGTACATGTCACACTTCTGTTTAGTATTTAACTTAGCTACAGAACATTCGTAGTGATTCAGTGGGGGTACACTTGTCTGCTTTGTCTTTACGTCTACTGTCTTACCATTGTCAAGCATGATGTCATAGTCGTAAGTGTTAAGCCACTTACCTCCCATCACTTTCAGAGCTACCTGCTCCCCTATGAAACCTGCTAGTGTACCCCCACCATTCAAGATGGACTGATGTAACAAGCCCATCTCTAACATCTTGTGCCTAGCTTCTACTACCATAGCGTCTGTTATGTTTAGTGCAATCATGTTCTGTACTCCTTATGCAGTTAAGTCAACAACTTCACACACCCCTGCTGAACAGGCTAGTTCCCTGCCTCCTGATGTACCATCTTCCTTTTCATAGTCGGATAGCTTACTCCAATCTATTCTACTTGGCATACGCTTAACCATCTCCATGCATGTATCCTTGTCTACCTCTTGATACGGAGCTTGTTTGTACACATGCTCACTGTAAGGTAGGAAACTAATGCCTGATAGATCATCAAAGTTTTCGTATACCCATGCTCCTACTTCCATCCATTCATTCTGCCTAACTGATATTGTAACAGATGGTTTGTGTTCACACCAGTGTGTTTGATAGGTTAGCCACAAATTTAATTGTTCTATAGCTGTCATGTCATTACGTGTCACAGCACCTGTAGGTGCAACCGTAGGAAAGCTAAACACTGTAGTGTCCAATGGCTTAGTAACGTCAGGCTCATTAGGTATACCCATATCAACCATGAACTGTGTCATAGGGTCTTTGTTATCAGCACGTACTGTCCTGATGTAGTATGGGCTATGCCTTGCATGAATGCCACTGGCACTGTCTACTAACTGTGACACAGTACCTGATGGCTTAACACAGGTAATAGCTACTGACATGTTAATGCCTATTGCTTCTGCTATCTCCCTATTAGTATCAACAGCTACTTGCTTTAGTTCCTCTAGTACATCAGGAAGACTGAGGCTCTGATGTGTACCATTCAGCAATGGGCAGTCCATGATACCAGTAAGGGATACACCCAGTAGTCTTTCTTCCTCTGTGTTTATTCTCCATATCTTACGTAAGTATTTAAAATCAGTTAATGTAGATTGTAATGTACCTAATATAGTAGCTAACTTTACTTTCTCTTTAAGTGTCTTAAGTGTATCAGTATTACGTGCGACTACTTCCGATAGGTTACAGAACTGAAATGGTCTTAGTATAATCTCAGAGCATGGGTTACAACCAAAGACATGATCGCCATTTCTTCTACCTGTTTTAGATGCTTGCTTCAATGCTGACTGCCTGTTGAATATACCACGCTCACCTGACTGACTTTCGTACAATGCTGTCCACTCTCGCATGAATGTTCCCATATCAGGCTTATTACCATAGGCTACACTGTTATTAGCTAGTGCTCTTTGTCCTTCATTGTTCCACCAATCTCCCGACTTAGCATGACGCATCTGATCATCATCAATATCTGACAGGCTGATCAATGCACTACGTCTTACACCACCTACTACCACCACCTCACCTATCTTACACATGATGTCATGGCATTCTAATGGTGTTAGCCTACGTCCTACTGCACCTTTAAACTTCTCAATGCAGAAGTTAAACAGATCTTCTAATGGTGCAGGACCAGATGCCCTACCACCAAACACTTTTAATCTAGCACCAGCAGGACGTACCTCACTGACATCCCATGTAGGTATCTGACCAGCATATAGCATAGCTAGTAGTTCCTTAAGAGACTTAGCCCATCCAACACGAGAGTCTCCTACTTTAATAATTGTATCAGAATGAAACAATTGCTCATTAACAAAGGGTAACTTTTCTGTGTATTTCTTTTCAACAGAGAAGCCAACACCTGTACCACACATAAGGATGTACATACACTCATCAAATACACGAGGTGTATCTACTGTCATGTACGAACAGTTGTAGCTAGGCACATGGCATATATCTAATGGTGCACCAGCAGTCATCAAAGCTCTCATACTAGGCATAACATTTAAGTCCTGTACTGCATCTGCTAGTTTCTTATGGGTATCATCTGGCATCACGTAACCATACTTATCTTTTACATAGTTCTCAAGGTAGTTGAAGTATCTTTCAACTGTCTCAAGCCAACCCTCACGCCTTTGATCTCCTTCCTTCCACCTAGCATAACGCGATAGTGCAATAAAGTTTTGATAATCAGAACTTAAATAATTATTTGTATGCATAGCTATCTCTCCATATTTATTTTCAATGATGACACTTCTAGCCCACCTACATCATGGATGTATTCACGTAGAGCATCATCTATTTCAGACGCGACATCTCCATCAGAAGGTACATGGTACTCTTCTTTGTTTATGTCTAAGGTTAAAAATACTTTTAGTTTCATATCTTCTCAGTCTCTTCTATTAGTTTATTAAGATACCACCTTGCTTTCTTAAGATCTTCAATAGGTTTATTCTTGTATTCATATCTCCATAGATATTTTATTACCGTACCTTGTAGGTAGTACTTGTATCCTACGTCAGTAGCTGCACCTATTGCGTCAATACATTCTATACCACTTTTGTTGTAGTGTGGTGGGCTATTTACCATGTCAGTAAAAGGCAGTTCAGGTTCAGTTATGGTAATTGTTTCGTCTCCTAGTGTCAGTGTTTGCATTACGCTGATCCTTTCGTTGTCGTATTAAAAGATAGGTGTATTACATTACCATCTACACTTGTTACCTGTGCAGTTACAGGTTCGGTAGTAGGTGTCTTTGGTAACGTGTCATTGTCATAGTCTGTTACATAGTTACTTATGTCTGTTCGTAGTACATCGTCATACTCCATCATGGGTACAGATGCACATATCATTTTAGTCAAATGCATTAGCTTTGTAAAGTCTTCTCCTGTTAATTTATGTTTGTCATCCCACATAATACATATATCTACATCACCATTCCATGTATCATCTACTATATGAGGACGCAATCGTATTGCAAAATCATTAGGATCAAACTCAGGATCTATATCATCTGTCATGCAATCCTCCTTTTCGTACCTGTAAAAGATATAAACTTACTGTGCTTATTCTTTCCTTTTTCTTTAAGCCATTCTTCAGGTACAACCCTAGTACCATACCGAAAGTTATATTTGATACACCATTCTGCATACGTACTCTTGGCTCCCTTGCGTAACTTTCTCCTACTGTTCTCAAAGATAAAGCGTATGTCTAACTTAGGATGCTGTCTCTGTATAGCTAGATGCTTACGCCTATCAGCAGCAGTGAACATGCCCTTAGACTCTATGATTATACCATTGTCTAATATAAAGTCAGGAGTATAGGTACGGTAGGCTAGATCTTCCCACTCTATCTTAAGACTTTCATAGGAAAACTTTACCTTTAAAGCCTTAAGTTCATCAGCGAGTTTCTTCTCTAAGCCTGACCTGTACCCATACTTTCTCGCATGAGAGAACCTTGCATAGTTCATCACGTGCTAGTACGCTCTGCCATTCCAGAATGAAAATGCACCAGAGCCTAGTTGATTAATACCATAGCCTAGAGTTTTTAACTCTTGACGTATTGTAGAATCAATATCTTTTCTAGCTTCTAATGCCACACGTAAAGAAGCAGTACGCTTCTCTTTGTACTCGCGTTTCATTTCAGATAGTTGTGCTTCAGCTTCTCTAATTGCATTCTCTAATTCTGTTACGTCTGTGTCCATTCTTCTAGCCCCTTTCTATTTTCGTTTTTACCATATGCCTCGTAGTGATGCTTCCCATCCCGAAACTGTCCATTATCTACAGCCTCTTTAACATCTGGGTTAGCATTAAGATAGTCCACTTCAGGAAAATCTTTCATACTGTACTCTCCTTCTCTATGTGCACGTAAGAAACTATCTTAGGTTCCTTTGCCCGTGACTTTAATGCTGGCAGTTCTTTCATCTCAGGCCAACAGGTCTTGCGGAAAGAACACCAGCCACACTCACTACCTAGTATTTTATTTCCTGTCAGCTTACCATTAAAGGTTTCGTCTACTGCATCAAAACAACGCTTGAACTCATTCTTATTGACAGTCTTCACTGTCTTGTTAATATGATACATTTCTTCCATCATGTCAAGTCCATTAGCAGGTACATATTTAAAACTACCATTTGCTTTATTAACTACCCACCAACCACCAGCTTTAAGACCTGATGCCTTGGCATATCCTGCAAGTTGTCCCACATAACCAAACGAGTCATGTGCTTTTAATGTAGCATAGTCTTTAAACTTATTTCTATATGACCAATCGGATGCAGACTTTATATCATCTACAGCACCATCAATCTCTATATCATAAGTACCTTTAATCTTAGTGTCTTGATCAGGTAAGTCTAGTTCTACTGTGTCTGCATCACCATACTCTACCTTCGCTTCTGTTAGTAGCCCTTTAAATATTGCTTCTACTATATCTCCTAGCATCATGTTCATTACAAAGTTACTGGGTAGGGGCAACGCTTTATCAGGCTGGTTCTTTTGAAACCAGAGTTGGCAAGAGGGTCTGCCTATATTAGACATCCTCAAGCCAAACTTCCCACGTTTGTTTCCCCCACCAAACTGACGAGCTAGTGCGTCCATGACATCCTTACCGATACGTTGTATAGTATCTTCAGATAACACAGCCTTACCATTGGCTGCATCTGTCATGTACTGCGCTAGTGCCAGTTCAGCAGGATGATTCATTACACTACTGCCGAATCGTCAATGTCAACAAACTCATTCACTAAATCTAGATCATCTCCTGACATCTTACGTTTAGACTTGTCAGTCCATGCACTAGAGATGTACTCATTGTAACTATCTACCCACTCCATGAAGTCAGCAAAGGTAGACTGATCACCTGATGTCAAGGCAATAGAGTTGTCCATGTCAACAGATACTTCAGGTATGTAGAAGCTACTACCATTTGGTAATGGCTTTTCTTCTGTACCTATAGTGATCTCGTGAGAGATAGGGAGTAGCCTCTGCTTATTGAAAGCATTGTACGTGTCACCTAGTATCTTAAAGGCATCACGATTATCTATCTCCCATATGAAAGGTGTAGTACCTATTTTAGTTTCTGCACCTGACTCATCCACAGGATCTACTAGATCAGCTAAACCAAACACAACACGAGTACGTTTAATCTGTCTGATCAGATCTTGCTGTGCAGTAGGCAGTGCCTTGAAGTCTTTGATCCAACCACTAGGCTTACCACAGTTGAACCCACCATCGTTGTCCTTAAGATCAACATACAAGGACTCACCCATAGTAGTCTTTACAAAACGATTAGGTACATTACCTGAACCTTTAATGAAACGCTTGTACATGAAGCGTTGTAAGAAGGTACGTAGTTTAATCTTTGGTGCATATACAGTGGCACTGTCTGGTACTTCTAACTTGAAGTGTCCACCTGACACCACTTCCATGTTTACTTTCTTACCCTTCAGTTCAGTCTCACCCATGATAGCTGAATGAGCAATGCGTAGTCTAGCTAAGTTACTAGATGATTTATTCTTACTACTAGCATCTGCTGTGATGCCCATTGCTTTAGCCATTTCATCATAGTTGTTTGTATCTACAGTTGTTATCGACATGTGCTGTTCTCCTCACATAGTTTTTCAAAAGAGCATAGTTATACTACGCAACGTTCTTAATGTCAAGCCAATTATTACCTATTTTAGATTCTAATAGTAAAGGTACATTAATATCAACACCTAGATCTTGTTTAATATACATGTACAAATTAGTATTGCAATCATCAATAGCAGTTAAGACTTGATCTTCTTCTTCTGGATGTACATCAATGACAATACTATCGTGTACTGTATTGACAACGCAAGACTTATTACCTTTCAATAGTGTCTCTATCCATTGTAATGCTACAGGTACAATGTCTGCTGTAGCAAATGATTGCACAGGATAGTTCTTGATCTGTGTAAAGTAACTGATCCTACCTCGTGCATTTCTTTGTACATCAGGGAAAGAAAACTCCCTACCTGATGGTGTTGTAATCTTGCCTGTGTTAAGTGCTTCTTTGGCAAGAGTGTTGTGCCAATCGGCAATACCTTTGTACTTCTCTGTGAAGTGGGTGTAGTAGGCAGCTTCTGCTTTAGATCTGCCATATCCACTAGCCCCATACAGAGGAGCAAAGGTATGTGCCTTGGCATCTTGTCTTGATGTAGTCTGCCCAGCATCAGTAATAATCTTAGCTGTGTAGGCATGTACATCAAAGCCTTCAGTGACTTCCTTGATAGCAATAGGATCTTGAGAAAGGTACGCAGCTACCCGAAACTCTAGTTGTGCAAAGTCAGCTTCAAGTATCTTACCTCCATTGAATCTCGATACGAATACACGCTTGACAGGGAACGTACCTCCACGTGGCATGTTCTGCATGTTAGGCTCTTTACCACTAAGCCTACCAGTAGATGTCATGTGTTGGTTAAGTCTTACGTGTAGCATACCATCTGACTTTACATTGTTAGCTATACCACCAACGAATGAGGACAGATAAGTATCCAATGCAGATAGTCTTTGTACCTTCTCAAGAAACTCCAGTGAGTCAGTCAGTCCTTTACTTCTTGCTGAGTTTGCCAGTAGCTCTAGGTTCTTTCTGTTAGTAGAGAATCCATTAGCTGTAGCCCACTTAGCATTGGGAGCATTGAACTTTAGACCACCAATAGTACTAGTAGGAATAACATGATAGCCATTGCCACCACACGAGTTACACTTAGATTGTTTTGAATATGGTGTCCCATCCTTTTTCTCCTTTCTTAGTTTACCTGAACCATAACAATCAGCACACCGCTTGACATGTGACTTGAACACTACATCAGTTTCTTCCCTGATCAGTTGTTTGAAAGCAGTCTGCCCCATGTATGGGTCTATCTTATTAATCCATGTGGATTTATTCATAGGCTTACGGCTATATATCAGAGTTGATAGTTGCTCTGGACTACTTAAGTTTAATGGTACATCACCCATTAACTCTCTTACTTTACCTTCTAAGTATAATAGTACCTCCTTTCTCTCTTCTTCAAATGCAATACGTACACCTTCCAGTGCAGTCATATCTACTTTAAAACCCCTGTCATAAATCTTAGCTAGTGTAATCACCATCTGATTAGTTAGGTGTGCTACGTTGTACATACCACTAGCCTCAGTACCAACAAGCTTGACACGTAGTTCATGTGCCAGTTGCTGTGTCGCATGTAGGTCAGCACTTAGATACTCAGACAACTCAGCATGTGGTATGTCACGTACTGATACACCTTGCTTGAGATAAGCCTTGAGTGTGTCCTGTTTCTTAGTGTCCAACTCATAACGTAGTGCACATGCTTCCAATGATAGAGGTTGCTTGACACCACGTAGTATCAGGTACTCCATCATCATAGTGTCAAACACAGGACCATCATAGCGAAAGCCTGACTCCCATAACCATACTAAGTCATGGCCTATGTTATGTCCAATGAGTACTGTAGCCTCATTCAACTTATTCTGTACAGTAGTATAGCCATGATGTGTAGGAGCTACCTCACTATGCTCAAACGTAACTATTGTCTCGTTACCCTGATCATCTAGCATACCTACCATCACAAGCTCATTCTCGTACTCGTAAGGATCTAGCTGTAGCTTACCTGCACGTTTGGTCACTGTGTTCTCTACATCAAGCGTTAGTTTCATCTTGCATCTTCTCCTTTGGTATCTCTATAAAGTTAAAGTTTGCACTGAAAGATCTACGTTCACCTTTAGTATAGAAAGGATATACACAATGGAATAAGTCACTAGGAAATACATAGAAGTCTCCTACCTGTGGCTTAACCATAAAGTTTGTAGCACTATAGCTACCTGCACTACCATTCACAAATTGTATATGTCCATGAGAAGGATGATGATCTTTATAATCTTCTTCCCATTCTTTCTCTATACCATCAGGCAATTTAAGATAGCCAACACAGGACATACGACAGCTAGTGTGTAGGTGTATTGGGTTGTACTCAGTGTCAAACTGTCTGACTAACCAACCTGACACAAACTGTACGCTGTAATTAAACCTGTCTGTATTCAGTCTACTCTTACCATACGAGTTACGTACTGTAGCTATCTGATTATACTTACCTATAAACTCCTTTATTTCATCTACAAATAAATCTCTCATGGGGTCGCTGAATTGTAACTCCTGTTTAACCTTACCTACTAAACTTGCAGAGTAATCATTTAATTCTTTTCCTTGTGTGTCATAGAAACCATTCATAGTTTTAACAAACTCAGGACTTAGTTTCTTGTATCCCATCACTGGGCCAAATGGAAAGAACACATGATCCTCTGCGTCCTTTGGTGGTGTAAACAAATTTACCATAGTGTTTCTCCTTATGCTGAAAACAATGCAGTCTTATAATCGAACTCGCAAGTTACCATACCATGCCAGCCTGTCAACTTATTTTTTGCAATGTTAATATGTCTTTGTGTATCTTCTTCAGTCTGATTCTCTGTTGGTGGATTCCTTGCTAGTAGTAGCATAAGATCAGCTTCAGCTGCCTTGCCTGTCTTGGAACCTTCCATCATAGATTGATTGAGTACAACTCTACCTTCAGCTTCAGCAGATAACTGTGACATGTAGAACACTGCACACTCCTGTTGCTTTGCTATCTGTCTAGCGTACATGACATTCTGTTTGAGTACCTCATGTATACTGACACCATTAGCTGTGGATGTAAACTTGTCACCCATATCTAACATGATAATGTCAGGCTTGTAGTACTTGCATACTGACTCCACCCATGACATGTCTTTCTCTGTACTGTCCTTGAACTTAAGATGCTAGACTTAGCCTTGTATCTAGCTAGGTGTGTAGCTTTATCCTTACGTATGCCATCAGCATCTGTACCTACAGCACATGTTAGATACCTGTGGCCTACACGAGTAGGTGTTTCCTCATTGCAGAGTACAATAACTTTAGCACCCTGATCAGCAAAACCATTTGGACCCATAACCAAACTGGCATGGAAGCTAGTCTTACCTGTGTTAGACCTAGCACCTATCTCAATAAGCTGACCTGCATTCACACCCGGAACCTTACGTGCAAGGCTAGGTATGTTAAATGTCCACTTGCTTTGTAAGTCACCTTCTTCAAGAATCCTGTCCATGTTCATGTCTTCCCACTGTACCTGTAACTTAGGTATGAAGTCATCACCATATATCTCAAGTAGATTACGTAGAGGCTGTAAACTTTTGAGTGACCCATTAACAAAGTCAAAACCTAAGTTAGCAACCTCTTCACCAATCACCTGCTGAAATAACTTAGACAGTACCTCTTGTGCTATGTCCTTACCCATAGGCTGTTGTGTTTTAATCTGACCAAACAAAGCAGTGTACTGTTGCTTCTGTGCTGTAGTCAGTGATGGATTGTCCGATAAAAAAAGTGCCTCAACTTCATCTGGTGAGACACTGCGATTGTAATCGTCCATTGCTTTATCTATTACACGTTTAACTTTCTGAATATCCTTGCTGAATAATTTCATAGGGCAACGTGAACCCCTATGTTCCTCGTAGAATTGTTTCTCCATAAGGCTTCTTATAAGTGAAAGTTCCATAGCTCATCCTTTCATAGTTCATTAAGAGCGTCCATATCTTTCTTCTGTCTATACTTTATATCGTCCTGTAGACGTAGGACTTTTACATTGTCAACTACACTTCGTAACTCCTTTGCTATTGCTATTGTTTTCTTTGACGCATCAGGATCTAATGCAACTATTGCTGTAGAGAATTGTGTTAGGTATTGCCTCTGTTCGTTGGACATGGAAGTTCCCATTAAAGCTACCCCTGTATGTCGATCTCCTCCAACAACTGCTGCACTAACACAATCCTCTACAACTACAGCTACCTTACCACAACCATACACATAAGGCAACCCACTATTTCCATATCGTTTCCATTTAGGTATACGTTTACCCAATGCCCTGCCTGTAGCGTCAACTGTAATGCCATTGTGTATGACAGGAAACACAACACGATGTTCACGTATGTCATACATCAGACCATGCTTGGCTACATCAAGACCCCACTCACTTGCATACTCATAGACATGAGCATCAGTAGGTACAGGCACTGGCACTACGTACATAGGCATATCAAAGCTGGTGTCCTTTACCTTTACTATTTTGTTTAGCTTATCCTGTATAGCAGTAGCAGACATGCTCACTCTGTTAGCACCACTGATACTACACCCAGCCTTGTAGCAGTTCCATAGTAGCTGTCCATTTAGATTGGACACAGTGAATGTCCTACGTCCTTTGCATTCAGGACAATCCATACGTACAGAACTACCATCGGTGATGTCTAAGCCTGTGAGATATTCAAGCACTAGATTACACTACGATATATTATATCTTCAGATTTTAATCTGTCACCATCCTCGCGTCCTTCTTGTAGTTCAGATACACTATATATTTTACATTCTAGAACTTGATCATCATCATATAAACGATCTACTATTCTTTCAGCTTGTAACTTAGTTTTAAAACCATTGTGCAAGGCTAGGTACAAACATACATCTTCTGCAATGTACTCTAAACCTGCTGCTACATATCTCTCTTTCATACTATGCCCTCCCTTTTTCCAGTTCATAATAAAAATCTGCAACTTGGTATAGCTCCTTAAGTGTGGCTGAATTTTTCATAGCATTAGCTTTAAAAGAAATAATTACCACGTTATCTTTATGATAGCCTTTAGTATTATCTATTCTATCTACAGTCATAGCCCTTTGTTTATCTAACGAGGCAGGTTGCATACCGAATGTGAACTTAGTTTCAAATACAGGACACTTTAAATCTTTAGGTATTAATTCTAGTAGTTCTTCAGGTGTTAATGTCACAGAGTCATGCCTACTTTTCATTGCACTTATTCTTTTTGTTAAAAATGCTGTACGTATATCTGAGTGCTTATTAATGTTTTGAAGTTCCTTACGATATTCGTGTTTAGAGTCACGTATCTTGTCTTTATTTTTTAATCGATACTCTTTGCATTTCGCCAATACTTTTTCTTTATTATTTTGATAATATGATCTGTTACTTTCATCTATCTTTTCTTTATTGTTTACATAGTACTGTTTTGAATACTCTGTCATATCATTCCTCCTTAAACTGTTGTCGTGCAGTCAATGCACTGTTAGCACTAAGATAAGTATTCTTTATGTAAGGCTTTACCGATTGTGGATTAGCATGACCTGTCACTGACATGATCTGTGGCAATGGCACACCTGCCTCTACCATTTCAGTTGTACCAGTTCTTCGTAGATCCATCAAGCGTAATTCATCTGGCAGTTCAGCCTGTCTCATAACTATTCTACCTATCTTAGACAATCGTTCCATTGAGAATGGTTTGTATTCACCACCTCTAGGTGAAGGCATAGGTGCTACATATTTCTGGAAGTCAAAGTCCTGTTGTTGTTCTGTAAGCATATCATGTAACGCATCTGATATGGGTAGCTGTACCTCTGCACCACGCTTGGACTGTAACAGTCTTAGTCTACGTGTATTGAAGTCAATACTATCCCATGTCAGCATACGCATGTCACCTACACGTTGACACCACTCATAGGCCATCTGCACTATCAGTCCTACATTACGATACACAAAGTCACCATAAGCTACGTCAAGAAACTGACGTACCTGATCCTGTGTCCATACTGTGTTACGTGCAACAGGTGATAGCTTCCTTACTAGCGTGAATGGATTATTCTTAACATACTCCATGTCCTGACCATGCCTATACACAATGCCAGCTACTGCTGCTACATGATTAGCTAGGTGTATGCCACGAGAAACCCATTCTTCATACGCCATCCTTGCGTCCTTACCTGACACTACAGATGCAGTTGTTTCACCTAACGTGTCTGTCAATATCTTTAAGAACCTAGTGTAGTCTAACTTTGTTTGATCACGTAAGCGATTAAACTCAGATGACTGTAAGTATAGCTTGACCAACTTCTTTAGTGGTATCGCTCTCATATCTACCTCCTAAAATATATAAATTCTAGCTATGCTACTCGTGAGTATGGCTAATGCAAAGGTATTAATAAATATCAATGCCCTATCATTCCAGAGCATACCTACCCACAACCAACCTGCAATACCAACTGCATGAAAGATCAAGTTGACAGGAAAGATATTGTTTGCAGTAAGTACCATACCAATCATAAGTAGCAGACTCGCTACCCATTTTATGTACCAATCAAATGTGTACAGTGGTGTCTTAGTCACTGTTCTTGTGCCTTCATGGTCATCAAACATAATGTATATCCTTTATTATTTAAAGTTACTACTAATAGTATTCCATTCAACTGTCTTAGGTGTACGCTGGGCATGACGCACTACCTTCATAAGTGTGTCAACAGGTATGCTATGCATAGAGGCAACGAGTGATGCATGTTGTTCATTGTAGTTAGGATCGTGATGCGCTGCCTTCCATACCATCTCAAATATACCATCACTATACATCTTATTGCCTACCATGCCAGCTTCTTTTTCTTGAGTGTACTACCATCACCATTGGCTAGTATCTCTCCTGTACTACCATTGTCCACACCACATAGCAAGGTAGGGTTCTGAGTACGTATGATACTGGCAGTCCACTCACCTGTCTTACTATTCAGATGTACTAGTGTGATGTGTCCTCGTGTAGATATACCTCTGAACACTAGCTCCTCACCATGTACACCCTCTAGGTATTTGATTGCCTTGTCTCTATCTCTACATGGGGCAGGGTTCTGGGCATAGGCAGTGAGAGGTAGCACTACCATTAGCACTACCATATATAGTATAGTCTTAAGTTGTTTAGTGAACATATTGTATCTCCTTTATAAATTCTAATTCCACTTTAGAGTGTGGATAATCTTCTTTTGCATGGTCTATAGCATAGTGTACTAGTTTCGGTAAAGTGTCTAGCTCTAGTGTTTCTACCATAGCATGTGAGATGTCTACCATGTACTCTAATTCATCTACGTTATCATGCTCTGGTAGGTCTACCAATATACATACCTCGTATCTAGGCATAGCTTACTCTCCTTTAAAGTTAGTAAATGTTTCAATGTCCTCTTCTAAAAGCACACGATCTAGTTGCTCACCAAACTCTATTATGTTTAGTGAGTATGGTCTGGTGAACCTAGATCTTATCTCATCTTTTACGTGGGTAGTTAAAGCACAGAACCTACGTTCAATCTCATCCCTCCAGAATGGATCGGGTACTCTCTGCTTATGCCAAGGCTTATCCATCATACTGTCCTTTCAAAATATAAATGCCATAACTAATCCAAGGATCATTGCTATAAGTTGCCAATCCACATCAACACCTGATCCAATCAGGCTCTGGCCTACCTGTCCACTGTAGTATGTGTGCCTTGTCCTTACGATAGTAAGCACGATACGCTTCAACGTAGTCATCACACTTGAACTCATCTGGCATACATTGTGGTGGTG